GATAGTAAACGACGCAGCCGCACGAAAGACGCACCAGTACGGGGCGATCGTGCCCGCAACGACTCCGCTATCAGTAAACCCAAGCGGAGGCGCAAACGACTTAATCCGGCGGCACCAATGAACGGCGATCCGGTGTAGAGCTGCCACGTGTGTTGCACTTTTGAGACACACAGCGTAGGACTATCGAAATGAAAGACCTCCTGCTCAACGCACCGTTCGACCTGGCAACCGCGGCGCCCATCGCCGCATCCGCCGGCGCTTCGTCTGGTGGCGGCAAGCGGTGCAAGATCTTCGCCTACTCCGGCGGCCCGATCCGGCAGGAGTGGAGCGACGAGGACATTTACATCGATCTGCAGGGCGTCACGTGGCCCTCGGACAGGTCGCTGCCGATCCTCCGCGAGCATTCCAAGGACCTTGAAGACGTCCTGGGCAACACGACTGCAATCCAGATCGACGCGACATCGGGGTTGACTGTCGACGCCTACCTCAACGGCGTGACGGATACCTGCAAGAAGATTCTCGCGCAGGCCAAGGCCGGCGTGCAGTTTCAGGCTTCGGTCGGGGCGTTCGCGTCTGCCGGCCAGCGTCTCAGGGCAGGAGAAGTGTCGGTCGTCAACGGCCGCCAGGTCGAGGGCCCGGCGCTCATCGTTCGCAAGACCCGTCTTCGTGAGATTTCCTGCGTCTCGACAGGCGCGGACGACAACACCGAGTTCGTAATCGCCGCGTCGGCGGCAGTCAACAAGGAGCCCCCCATGCCCGCGCCCATCGCTGCCGCCGCCCCCGTCGCCTCTTCGGCTCCTGTCGCCGGCGTTCCGCTGGTTCCGGCCCCGGCTCCGGTCGCCCCGGCGGCTGGTGACGCCGGTGTTGTGACCGCGCCGGTGGCTGCCAGCGCCGCTTCTGGCCTCGACACCTCCGCGATCGCCAAGGAGGTCGCCGCGATCCTCCGCAACGACGCCTCGATCAAGGAGATCCGGGCGAGCCGTCCTCAGGCCCCGGCGATCCACGTCCCCGGTGCACCCGAGTACTCCTCGATGGTGATCCAGGCGGCTGCCTGCCAGGCCGGCAAGCTCGCCAACCTCGAGGCCCACTTCGACACCCAGACCCTTGAGGCGGCCCACAAGCAGTACCGCAGCGGCATTTCTCTGTGCGAGATCATCCACGCGTCCGCTGTCCATCACGGCTACAGCGGCCGGGCGACGTTCCGCGATGCCAGCGCCGGTCGCGCGATGCTCCAGGCCGCCTGGTCGAGCCACGACATCGCCGACATCCTCTCGGCGACGGTCAACAAGTTCCTGTTGAACGGCTTCATGGCCGTCGACAACTCGTGGCGGATGATCGCCGCCCGGAAGACCGTCGTCGACTTCAAGAAGGTCACTTCCTACCGCCTCACCGGCGGCTTCAAGTTTGAGGAACTTTCGGGCAAGGGCGAGCTCCAGCACGCCAAGGCCGGCAACCTGAAGTACGAAAACGCCGCCCGGACGTACGGCATCCAGACGAGCGTCTCGAGAGAGCAGCTGGTCAACGACGACCTCGGGTCTCTGTCCGACATCCCGAAAATGATCGGCCGCGGCGCCGCGCTCAAGCTGAATGAGGTCTTTTGGAAGATCTTCCTCGACAACTCGGCGGTCTTCACCAGCGGCAACAAAAACTACACGTCCGGGGCTGCCAGCAAGCTCGACATCGACGGGATCACTGCGATCGAGCAGCTGTTCCTGGACCAGGTCGATCCCGACGGTTTCCCCCTCGGCGTCTCGCCGGAGATCCTGCTCGTCCCGACCGCCCTCAACGTGAAGGCCCGCAGCTTCATGTCGAGCGCGGAAATCCGTGACACGACCTCCAACAAGAGCTACGCCACGACCAATCCGCACGCCGGCAAGTACAACCCGGTGACGAGCCCGTACCTCTCGAACGCCAGCTTCACGGGTTACTCCTCGGCGGCTTACTACCTGATCGCCAACCCCGAGACGTTCCCGCTGATTGAGTGCTGCTTCCTCAACGGTGTCGAGCAGCCCACGGTCGAGCAGGCCGAAGCCGACTTCAGCCTCCTCGGAATCCAGATGCGGGGCTTCTTCGACTTCGGCGTCGCGTTCGTCGACCCCCGCGCCGGTGCGAAGTCCGCTGGGGCCTGATGCCCGGCTCCTGCTGTCACCACCCTCACTAGCCCTCCCAACCTGACCAAGGAGATCACCCGTGGCTCTCGTGACGAACTACGTCAACAACGGCGACATCATCGACTACACGAACCCGTCGTCGTCTGCGACGATCGCCGCGGGCACCCCGATCCTCCAGGGGCAGGTGTTCGGCGTCGCTGCCGATCCGATCCTCCCGAGCCGTCTCGGTGCGCTCATCGTCAGAGGGCTCTTCGACCTCCCGAAGTCGACGTCGGCGAGCACCGCGATCGCCGTCGGGGCGAAGGTGTACTGGGACGCCACCAACTCCCTCGTGACTGGCACCGCGTCCACCAACGTCGAGATCGGCAAATGCACGAAGGCGGCCGCCGACGGTGACGCCCTGGTCCGCGTCTACATCCGCATGTGATCGATCATCCCGGAGGTCCCCGTGGCAAAGAACATGATGGCTGCGGGGGCCTCCTGGTTTGATCGGCAGCGGAACGCTTATATGTCTGACTTGGTCTCATACCTCCGCGGCGAACTGACTTACCAGGTGCCCGCGACTGCGTCGCGAAGCATGTTCGAATTGATGGATGCCTCCGGCGTCGTCGAGCGGTGGGAGTCCAGGGATTTCGTGATCAGCGCCGGCGACCTGCCGTTCGATCCCCCGGAGCGTGGCGACCTGATCATCGAGACTGTCGGCACGAAGGTGCTGACGTACCAGGTCCTCGCGCCAAAGAACGCGGAAGTCTGGAAGTGGGACCCGTTCCGGACCGCGATGACGGTCCACACCAAACTGGTTGGGGAGGTCTAGCGTGCCCTACCCAACCCGCGGCCCCTCGGCCGGATCCACACCCCCAACAGGAGACTTAACCCCATGGCTTTCCAGTTTTCCACGGCCGCCCGTAACGCCGCCCTGGACGCAATCGAGACCACGGTCGGGGCCAGCCCGACCCTTGAGATCCGCTCGGGTTCAGTCCCTGCCAACTGCGCGGCGGCGGCGAGCGGGACGGTCCTGGCCACCCTGGCCCTTCCGTCCGACTGGCTGGCGGCGGCGTCCTCGGGCTCGAAGGCCCTGCTGGGCGCCTGGCAGGACGCCGCGGCGGATGCGACGGGCACGGCCGCTCACTTCCGGATCAACGCCGGGGCCACCTGCCACCTTCAAGGGACGGTGACGGCCACGGGCGGCGGCGGAGACATGACCCTGGACAACACCTCGATCGCGACCGGCCAACAGGTCACCGTGACGGCCTTCACAATCACCGCCGGCGGCGCCTGAGCGCCTTTCAAGGTTTGACTCATGAACCTGTCCCAACGTGTCGCCGCCGCCGACCTCTCCGGTCTCCCTGACTGGCGGGTGGCCGAGCTGCTGAATATCCCAGACCCCAGCCTGCCCGAAGTCGTGACCCTCGAGCAAACTCTCCTGGGACCAGCGGGGATCATGGTCGCCCTCGGCCCCGACAACGGCACGGCCGTGCTGACCGCAATCGAGGCGGTCGCGGCCAAGGATCCGAAGATGCGATGGGTCCTCCATATCCTCCAGAACAGAGGCGTCGACACGGCGCATGTCTTGATCCGGGACGGTCTCGACGGCCTGGCGGCGGCCTCGATCATCACCGCCTCCGCAGCCAAGACCTTGAAGGCAACCGCCGAGCGCCGCAGGTTCCCGAGCTGGGCGGAGCACAACCAAATTGAGGTGACCCCCCGGTCCGTGGGTCTCGCCCGTGGCGCAAAGGAATAAAACATGGCCGTCGCAAAATGGGCAACGCCGAGCGCCCGAAGCTCGAATTTCGCCAGCACTGTTCTCAATTCGCTGGCGAGCGGCGGGGAGTCCGCCGTTGTCACCTACGACAACAGCACCAATAGGGACCTCTACGGCCTGGTGACGCTGAAGCTGGGTTCAATCACCCCGGCGACTGGCGGATCGGTCACGATTCGGGTCACCCTGAACGATGGCACGGACACAGCGGATAAAACAGGCGGCGATCTGTATGTGGTGCCCCTGACCTTGGGCGCGAGCGCAAAGGTGGCGGTCCTGAACATGGTCCGCCTCTATCCGGTCTCGATGCGGTTCTCGGTCGTGAACAATTCGGGAGTGGCCTTCGCGGCCTCGGGAAATGAGCTGTACGTCAGGCCCTGGAACGAGGACGTTAGCTAATGCCGCGCGGAACCAGTCGGGTCGATGAGGCTATTCTACAATCCCGGCTCTGGTCGCCGTCTGTCCTGCGCCCTTCGCTATGGATGGACGCGGCAGACCTGTCGACGCTGACGCTGGACTCGTCGAGTTTGGTGACCGAGTGGCGAGACAAGAGCGGCTTTGGCCGCCATGCGACGACCACAGGCGGGACCATTACCTACGTGCCGGGCGGGTTTTCCGGCCTGCCCTGCCTGCAATTCGCGGCGAACGCTGCGCGGATGCAGATTGCATCAGCTCCAATTTTTTCCGCCGGAAATACAAATATTGGGTTGTTTGTTGTCATTAGGCCCAATTACGGTGGAACTTCTTACTCTGCCGTTTTTACCAATTACACTGCCGGTAATTTTGAGTTTATGACCGGAAACGCAGCCGCTTATATTGAACCTTATGGCCTATACCTTAACGCGTCCCTAAACCTAAGCAACGATGCTTATATTAGATACGATAAACAAATAATCGGTTTTACAAGAACCGAAAGTTACGTTACAGGCTTCAAAAACGGCAACGAGCAAAACACTTCTTTGGGCAATCAACCGGTTTATGTGGGGAGCGATACTCAATCAATTTGGACAATCAATGCAAATACTTTGACGAGCGGAAACTTTGAAAGTAATGCACAAGATTATTGCGAAATGATCGCGATTGACGCAAATGTTCCGTATGACGACCGCACGGCCATAGAGGGCTATCTGGCGTGGAAGTGGGGCCTCGTGGATACACTAAATCCCGCGCATCCCTATGCGCTGCGTCCACCGCTGATTGGTGATTGAAGGAGTCGAAGGTCAGCCCCTCCTCTAGCCGCTTCAGGGTCTAGCCATGCCTTTAAGGATTCGCGTCCCCGCGATCGGCACCGGCGCGGCTTCGGCAGGCATCAGCGGAGCGGCCTCCGGGGCCCTGGCCTTCACCGGCTCGGCAACGGGCGCGGCCCTGGTCCAGGCCGCGGCCTCCGGGGCCATGGCGCTCACCGGCTCGGCAACGGGCGCGGCCCTGGTCCAGGCCGCGGCCTCCGGGGCCATGGCGCTCACCGGCTCGGCTGCGGGCGCGGCCCTGGTCCAGGCCGCGGCCTCCGGGGCCCTCTCCTTCACCGGCTCGGCTGCGGGCGCGGCCCTGGTCCAGGCCGCGGCGTCTGGTTCCCTGGCCTTCACCGGCTCGGCGGCGGGGCTGGTCGTCTCGCCGGGAAACCTTTCCGCTGCCGGGACCCTTCCCCTGGCTGGCGCGGCAGCTGCCACCGCCCGGATAGCCGGGGCCGGCGCGGGCGCCCTGGCCCTGAGCGGGGCCTCCCAGGGGACGGGGCAGGTTGGCGCTCTTGAGCCTGCGGCCCTGCGGATCTGGACCGTTCCTGGCGAGGTCCGGCTCCTGCGGGTCCCGCTCGAGGACCGCACCCTTTCCTTCGCCTAACCCGGAGCCATTCGCATGTCTTATTCGTTCTTCGTTGGCAAGGATGGCCTGCCCCAGATCACCAAGGATCCCAACGCCTCCCTCGACTATCGCGTTGACTGGACCGACTGGTTGGGCACCGACACGATTGCGACCTCGGACTGGACAGTCAGCCCCTCCGGCGGCCTGACCATCGGCTCGTCCAGTAACGCCTCCAAGACCGCCACGACCTTTCTCTCGGGCGGCACGCCCGGCCAGGTCGTGCGGGTGACAAACCGGATCACGACCGCCGTCGGCCGGATCGACGAACGCAGTTTCAACGTCCGGCTGATCGAGAGGTAGGAGTTATCAAATGAGCCTTTTCGATTTGTTCCGCCGATCCGATCCCGGCCTTGTCGCTGCTGGCGTGCCTCGGTCGTCGGGGTGGCCGGCGTGGCTGAAAGCGTTTCTCAAGGGCAAAACGTGCGTCTGCTGCGGCTCGCGGGGACCGCTTACGGGTCACCACAAGATCCCGTTCCACCTCCGGCCCGATCTCGAATTGGTCGAGAGCAACGTGGCCCCCATTTGCGACGGCACGGATTGCCATCTCGTCATCGGGCACCTGAAGGATTTCAAGCTCTACAACCCAGACTTCGACGCCGACGCGGCGCAGTACCTCAAAAAGCGGATGGCCGCGATCGCGAAACAGAGGGCATGACGCATGGGATCTTTCACCGCAACCGCTCAGGCCGTCTTCGGCTACGTGTCGGCGGCGCCGCAGCTCGCCGGCGTGCCGAAGGTGCTCAGCTTCGACGAGGAGTTCGACCTGTCGGCCGGTCAGCCGTCGCTCGTGGTTGTCTCCCCGCGGGCGGTACGGCCAACGGTGCTGGCCCGGGCCGCGACATCCCGCGAGATGGACGTCCTGATCTACGTCGCCGTCCGCGTGTCCACGCTCGCCGAGACGCTCGCGGCCTCCGACCTCGTGGAAGCGCTCCTTGACCGGATAGAGGGGAGCGGGTGGCGCGCCGTGGCCCCGACGGGGGTGGCCCTGGTGTCTGCCGCGGTCGAGTTTGGAAACGAAGCAACGATTCGCGAGATGGGCGTGTTTCGCGCCGAGATCGTCGCGACCTACAAGGTGGCCAAGGGGCAGCTCTGAGGAGGACGCTATGGCTCTGCGGATGACCGTCTCGACGAAGATGTTCCTCGACCGCCCCCACGTGATCAAGAAGATTGGGCAGGGGAGGGCCCGCGCGCTGCGGCGCGCCGGTGCCATCGTCTACCGCTCGAGTCAGAAGCAGTTCGCCGTCCGCCGGAAGCGGAAGATCTCCAACCGGATCATCGGAAAGTTCCGGGGCCTGCCCCTGGTCGAGCGGTGGACCCGCCAGCCGAACGCCGGAAAGATCACAACCTGGCCGGGGCCGCGGAGCCCCGACGGCTACATGCGTTCGATGCTCGGCTTTGCGTGGGACGACACCTCGAAGACGGTGGTCGTGGGGCCCCGGAAAATCGCCTGGCTGGCGCGGCTGCACGAAAAGGGGATGGCGCAGGTCCAGAGGCTCTACCTCCGCTACGGCGGCCGGGCGATCTCCTACGAGAAGGCCACCGGCGGCAAGCCCGCGAAGGGCGGGGGCGTGAAGGGGAAGGCCTACGTCGGCACGTTCATCGCCCCGGCCCCGAAGATGGCATCCTTCAAGGCCACGGCAATAACACGAACAGTAAAAGTGCGGCAGGCCGGATTCATGCAGAAAGCACTGGCGAAAGTGATCCAGAAGCTCCCGGCCGCGTTCCGAAACCAGATCCGCGGACCGTGATTTTTCCGTCTCACTTGTGCTACTCTTTGCCCACCCACCTCGAAAGGACGCGCAGGCATGGCAGTCACCTATACGCTCGGCAAAGACGCGACGATCACCGGCGTCACGAACACGAACGTCCGCAACGTGACGGTCACGATCGAGAGCGCCAAAGTCGACAAGACGGCGCGTGGAGCGACCTCCCGGAAGTTCCTTTCCGGCATGAAGGACGCGACGGTCGAGATCGACATGATCGACAGCCCTCCGACCGCCGGGGCATTGTTGACTATCTCGCACGCCAACAGCGGTCTCAGCGGCTCTTTCGCCGTGACCAGCGTGCAGCGGCAGGAGCCGCTCGACGGCATCGTCGGCTTCAACGTCACCTGCAAGATGAAGACACACCCGACGGTTGTCTGACCGTCTCACATCTGATTCGCATCCCCACCCCTCACCGCATCACGGAGGACGGCCATGGCAATTGCTCTCGGTAAGGACATCGTCTCCTCGTACACCGGCATCACCAACGACAACATCATCGACGTCACGGCCACCGACGAGGCCGAAACCGCGAAGATCACTGCTCGCGGGTCTGCCGGCTGGAACGAGTACGCCCCGACGTTCCTGAACACCACGATCGAGGTCAAGTGCCTTGCGCACGCCCTCTCTGTCGGTCAGGCCGTCGGGGCCCTGGTCGTGACCAACATCGTCACCAACGAGCCTCTCGACGAAGCCGTCACCTACGACATCACGTTATCGAACAACTGATGAGGGGGGGCTGATGCTCCAGCTCGGCAAGGACTGTGCCATCGCGATCGGGTCGTTGGTCGCCAACGCGATTGTCCGAGACGTCGCGTGGAACTCATCGGCAAAGTCGGTCGAGTATCAGCCCTTCGGCCAGCGAAAGATCTGCACGCACACGACCGGCTACACCTGCTCGCTCGAGGTGACGTGTGTCGAGGACCCGGGGATGCAGTCGCCCCTGGCCAGCGGAGAGTCGGTCACTGTTACGTCGAGTTCGGGCTACAGCGGGGCTTTCAAGGTGGTCAACGTGTCCAGGAGCGAGCCGCTTGACGGTCTTGTTACTGCGACGATCCAAATGGAGCAGTCATTGGCATGAGTCAGTTCAAGGATTCACTGGGGCGCCCGTGGACGCTCGCGATCACGGTCGGCAGCCTGAAGCGGATCGAGGCGCACGCCGGCTTCGACCTCGCCGACATCTCCAACGGGAAGGCCGTCGCGCTTTTCACGGGCGACCATCGCGACCTTGTCCCGGTCATCTGGCCGCTGATCAGCAAGCAGGCCGAAACCAACGGGATCGACGTCGAGAACTTCAGTGAAGCGTTGTGGGGGGAAGGGCTCGCAAATGCCACTGCAGCGGTCAAGGAGGCGCTGCTGGATTTTTTCCCTCCCGACAGGCGTCCCGTCATCCGAGCGATGACGGAAAAGATGGACGCCGTGATGAAGCTCGCAATCGAGAAAGGAATCCTCGAGATGGAAAGCGTCCAGGTCGTTTCGGAGCCTGGTGGGATCTCGCCTACCAGTGCGCCGGAATCCTTGGACAGCGTCCCGACAAGTGGACCCTCCGAGAGCTCTGCGCTGCCAGAGACGCCTGGCTTGACGAGCGATGGATGCACACCGGGGCAGTAGAGGCGGTCATTACTAACCAGAACCGCACGGGTGCCCCGCTCGATTTCTATCACTTCCACCCGTACATGAAGCGACCGACGGCGGCGCGAGTTCCAACCGCTGGCGAACTGAAAGACCTGTTCTCTGGAGGTGGCAAATGTCCGCCGGAGCAATCCGAGCGGGACGAACGGTAATCGAGATCGGGGCCGACCCAAAGGCCTATCTCGCTGCCCTCGACCGCCTCCGAACCCACATCCGCAACGTCGGCGTCCAGATCAACAACGCCGGTGTGGCGATGGTGGGGCTCGGGACCGCCGCCACAGCCCCGTTCGTTGGGGCGCTGCGTCAGTCGTCCTCCTTTCAGGCGACGATGGCGGCCGTCGCCGCGGTCACCGATGCCACCGGGGCCGATTTCGACGCGCTCCGGAAGAAGGCCCTCGACCTTGGGTCTTCGACGTCGTTCTCGGCCCAGCAGGTGGCAGACGGCATGCAGGCCCTCGGTCAGGGTGGTTTCACGGTGCAGGAGACGCTCTCCGGCATCGACGGGGCCCTGCTGCTGGCCCGGGCTGGCATGCTCGACCTCGGCGACGCGACGAGCATCACGGTGTCGGTGCTGCGGTCGTTCGCCATGCCGACGCAGATGGCCGCGAAGGTGGCCGACGTCCTGGCCAAGGCCGCCAACTCGTCCAACGCGTCCGTCGAGGGGCTGGGGGCGGGGCTCTCGATCGTCTCCGGGATCGCCCACACCGCCGGGGCCTCGCTTGAGGAGACGTCGGCCGCTCTCGGCGTCCTGGCTGACCGCGGGGCCGACGCCAGCGTCGCGGGGACTGCCATCCGCCGGATCTTCATGGGGCTGGCGACGGAGCAGAAAAAGCTCTCTGCGCTCGGCGTCGAGGTGAAGGATCCGGAGACGGGGAAGCTCAAGCCCCTGATCCAGGTCTTCAAAGACCTGAAGGCCGCGACGTCCAACATGGACGCCTCCGAGCGAATCGCGAAGCTCATCGACATCTTCGACGCCTTCGGGGCGAACGCCGCCGGGCAGCTGATCGACGCCACCGACTCCCTCGAGACGTTGACGAAGACGCTCGGCGAATCCCAGGGGGCTGCGAGGAAGGCTGCCGGGATCATGGACGACACCCTGGGGGGCTCGATGCGGCGGCTCATGTCGTCGGTCGAGGGGGTGGCGATCGGGGTCGGCGATGCACTGACTCCATCCGTGCGGGAGTGGGCGGCGTACCTGCAGCGACTGACGGCCGGCATCGGCCTGGCCGTCGGCCGCAACGTCGAGCTCGTCGTGCAGATTGCGAAGCTCGCCGCCGGGTCTGTCGGGGCCGGCGTAGCCCTGCTGGCCGTCGGAACGTCCATCCGGGTCGTTGCCTTCGCCCTCGGGGGGCTTTCGACCGCTGCCAAGATCGCCCTCTCTCCGTTGACGATGACCACTCGCACGGCTCTGTTTCTGGGGACAGCCCTGACGCGTGTCGCCGGCATGGTGGGAGCGTTCTCCGCGGCGTGGGTGGCGAATCTCGCTCGTATCACGGCTGCCGCAGCCATCAACGGCGTCGCGATCTCCGCGTCGTTCCTCGCTCCCTTCGCGGGGGTGGCGGCCGTCGCCGGGCTTGCGGCCGTCGGCATCGCCGGCGTGGCTGTGGCGGTCGGCAAGGTAGGGGGGCAGTCAGGCCCGCTTTTCGACCGCATGTCTGCGGGATTCCAGGCCATCGCCGCGCAGGCGCAGAAGGCTTTCGGGCGCGCCTTCTCGATCGCCTCGACAACCGTCTCGGGCATCTCCGACGCGATCACCGCGGGAGAGCTGTCGATCGCCTTCGACGTCCTGTGGGCCGGGCTGGCATCGGCATGGGCGTCTGGGCAGCAGGGCGTGATGGGGATGGTGGACTACTTCACCGAGTACGTCCAAAACGCCTGGGGGAACATGCAGACCTACCTCATCGAATCCCTCACGGGAAACACGACCTCGATGGAGGGTGTCTGGGGCAACTTCACCGACTTCCTCTACGACATCTGGACCGGGGGCGTCGACAAGATCGTCGAGTACTGGAACTCCATCGTGAACCCGATCAAGCGGGTGATCGACACGATCCGCAGCTACTTCGACGGCTCGATGGACTACGAAGAGGTGGCCCGTCAGGCGAAGGCCGCCAACGAAGCCGCGAAGGCCGGCCGGTCTCAGAGGACGCAGGACCGGGCCGGGCAGCGGGATCAGGCCGCCGCGGACGCTCAGGGCAAGCTCGGCAAGATTCGACTGCAGGCCTCCGGCGCCAAGGAAGCCGCCGAGCTCGTCGTGCGAGCCACGCAGGCCGCCACGGGCGACGAGCTGCGGGCGATCGCGGAACGCGGCCAAGAGCTGAAGGCTGAGGGCAACATCACGAAGGAGCAGTACGACCGGCTCTCCGGCGCCGTCGACGACCAGGCCATCGAGATGGATCGGGCCCGGGCGCTGCAGTCGCAAGAGGAGCAGCGGATGGCTCAGGCCCAAGACATGGTCGCCGGGGCAGGCGGGGCAGTCGAGCAGCAGACATCCAAGATCGACACGGCTGGCACCTTCAACGCCGCAGCGATCCAGGGCATTGGCTACTCAAGCAACTTGGCGGAGCGGACGGCAAAGGCCGCCGAGGAAACCGCAAAGAACACCCGGAACATGTCCGCGGAGGTGCAGTCGTGACGCTCGTCTGGACAGAAGAATCCCCGAGCCGCGGCGGCACCATCCATCGGATCGGCAAGCGGGCCCGTTCGGCGATCACGCGGACGTTCATGGTCACCGGGACCTACTCCGACATCGAGGTTCACGCCTACGCCAACACCTGGCTCACGACCAACCGCTTCTACGTTGTCTCGCCCTACAAGTTTTTAGCGGAGTCCTACGAGCTCGAGCACCAGGGCGGCGACGCGTGGCGGGTGAATGCCCACTACGAGTCGATGGGGACCGACGCCGACGCGCAGCAGACGCAGAAGCGGGCCCGGTCTTTCGACACGACCGGCGCGACGATGCACATGAGCAGCGGCTTCGCCGAGAAGCGGTACGCCGCCTCCGGCGAGACGGCGCCCGACATGAAATGTGCCATCAACGTCAACGGAGACTCCGTCGAGGGGGTCGAGGTGCCCTCCCGGACGCTCGTCTGGCAGGAAACCTACGAGGTCCCCAACACCGTCATCACGTGGGACTACGTCAAGACGCTGCGGTCGCTCACCGGGGGTGTCAACAACGCGACGTTCCGCGGGTTTGCTGCCGAGGAGGTGCTGTTCCTCGGGGCGGCCGGCTCGCAGCAGTGGGACGACGAAAAAGGGGACGGTCCGATCCAGCTCACGTTCAAGTTCTTGGCCGGCGAGAACCAGAGCGAGGCCTTCGTGTCGGGGATCACTGGCATCAACAAAAAAGCCCACGAGTACCTCTGGCTTGTCTACCGCGACGACACGACGAGCGACCACCGGTTCAAGGTGCCGCTCTACGCCTACGTCACGCAGACCAGCATCCCGAAGAACTTCTCAAGTTTGGGAATAGGGGTGACCTGATGCCACGCTCCGACGGACGCCTCGACGCCGGAGACAAGATTGCCTCAGCGATCTCTGCGCGGGCCTGGAACAGCATGATGGACGCCCGCGACCTGGTCGTCGGCGGGACGCTCAGCACAAGCGCCGGGGCCTCCGCGGCAATGGCTGGTGGGGCTTACTGCCAGGTGATGGCGAAGAACACGAGCGGCTCGACGATTCCGATGTGGGGTGGGTGCAGAATCACCGGCATCACGCCGAGCGCCGGGACGGCGGCGACCGGCGGTGCCAACGCTCAGTTTTCCCGCAGCCCGACAATCACGGTCGCGATCTCGTCGTCGGTCTCGACCACCGACGCTACCGCCGTGGCTCTCCAGCCGATCAAGGCCGGTCAGCTCGGGATGGTCGCGGTTGCCGGTGTAATTCAGTGCCGGGCCACGATCACCGACACGACGCACACCCGGCTCTCCCTGGCGGCTTCGTCGACAAACTTTGCGAGCGGCACCAGCGGCCAGCTGCAGATCTTGTGGAAGGAAGGGACGGGGACGGGAAAGCTGGCGCTCGCCCTGTTCTCGCAATCGCCGGACTTCGTCAAGATCGGCAAGACGACGAGCGGCTGGGCGAAGGGTGCGTCTGCTTCGATCGCGGTCTACTCCGGGTCGGGTGGATCGGAGACGGCCACCGGCGAGACGGTCACCGCGTGGAACAAGTTCGTGGCGATCGCCAGCGACAAGTGGGTCATCGTCGTTTCGATTGGCGGCACTTGGTACGTCATCGCCGCGGAGTGCTCGTGATGCTTGCCGAGATCCTCGCCAATCCCGTCGCGTTGCCATTGTGGGGCGTGTTTCTGTTCGCTGCCACGATGTTCCCCTTGGGGTTCCTGCTGCCGGGGTGCGTGTGTTGCGGGTCGAGCGGGTGTACTGAGTGTGGTACGTTTGCAAGTGGATACACGGCAGGGAACTTTGTAGACGGGAGAATGTGTTGCACAGGAACAATAGCGCAATCGGTCACTGTTCGGATAACAAACACAGGAACGGCAATTTCTTCTTTCGTCGAGCGCAACACTGGCACCACGTACCAAAAACGAACTTCGTCTTTCTCGTGCTCATCGTTTGAGGGAGACTACGTTCTTACGTTACAAAGGGAAGCGTTTTCCACTGCAGCCACATGCAACTGGATACTTTCTGACGAATCAGTTTGCGAAACTCAAAGAAAAATGTGGCTCTATCCGTTTGGCGTTGATCCAAACAACAACGTCGGAGGAACTGGCACTCCAACAACCTTTCCAGACTACTATCTTGGTTTCATTGATTTCCGCAGAATAATATCAGGAAGCGTCAGGTTCCAGACGTGCTCTGGATTTCCTGATTCGGAGTCATGTAACATCGGGACGACTTACACGTCTTCCTACTGGCTTGCCGTACCGCCATATCAACAGTACCCAAGCGTTTTTCTTTCGTCGCAGCAATGCGCGCCATCTGGGCTGACGATGGCAACTGATCAAAAGTTCTTGGTTAGTGGTGCATGCGACTTTGGTCTTTCCAAGCCACGGCCGCCAAACGAATCAGACACCGGATGCCGTTTCCAAGTGGAGCTCGTTTGATGCTCTGCTCCTACTCCACCGACGATCTCACCTGCCGGGCCTGCGGCCACGTCGCCAAGAGGCTGCCGACCTACCGGGAATGCACGTCGACGCGGATCTACCTTCCCCGCCCCGCCCTCGGTGACGCTCTGGCGTGGCTCCTGACGGCCGTCGGCATCACCGAGTCCCGAGTGTCGTCCTGGCTCGGCGGGGCCGATTGCGGCTGTGCCAGCCGGAGGAAGTGGATGAACCGCATCGGAGCCATGGCGGTGGACCGGCTCGAGCGGTGGCTGAATGCGTTCTCCCGGTTCGCTTTCGGCGGATAGCAGGTTGCCCATGCCACCAAATCCGCAGCGGAAACCACGCTCGTTTGAAAGAGACCTCTCTGTAGTAAACGTACTATTGCAGTTTTCACGAAAAGAGCGTTCGGTCGTTTTGGCCTGCAGTGGTATGATCCCGGCCAAAGGGAGGATCGATGGCTGAAGACTTCATCATCCGAGCGGCCAAGCAGCTGGAGGAAGACGCCTGCGGAGAAGCCTTGCCGCTACCGGTCGATGGCGAGCAGCTCCTGCGTCGCGCTGTCGAGGCCGTCTCACTTGTGAATCGATCTCAGACGGTGCCGGTGACGGTCACTGATTACGCGATCCTGGTGCTTGCAGACGCAGTTTCACGTCGCGGTCGTCGGGTGATCTGACCGGCCTGCGAGGCGTTCATGAACATCACGTCGTCTGGGCGCCACCGAAAGAAGAACGGTTCGTTCGATCAACTCCTACCCCCTGAATTCACCGACACCCTCCTCAGCTCAGTTCCGCTCCTGCCCGACACGTGGGGCCGCATCACGAGCAACCGCACCCACCGAGTTTCCCGCCAGTCGATCGAGTTCTTGGCCAGAAAGCACGACCTTCCTGCCGCGACGATTCGAAAGATGCTGGAGCGATTGCCGTGACTGCCCACGTGCTCGCCGTCGCCAACGTTGGCACGGCAGCGATCCCGTACGACCTTGTTCTCATTGGCAGGAGAGCCACACGATGAGCCTGATGCACCGCGGTTCCGTCTCGATCTCGTCAGTCCTCACCGACGCCGGCAACGTCGTCGAATCGGCGGCCGTCTCCCAGCCGCTCAACCTGCCGGCCGCGGCCGACATGCACTGGCAGGGGAAAGGGGCGATCAACGAGGGCGAGTTTGCCACGCTCCCGCTCGACGGACTGCCGCTTGAGGTGTTCGGCGACGACGGCACGATCTGTTTCTCGGCGATCCACGAGGTCTACGTGCGCAACACGGGGGCAACGTCGCTCCGCGTTGGCGGCTGGAAGTCCCTCGGCAACGTCGGCGACCAGCCCGCGTTGTTCCCGCTGGCGCCCGGGGCGGTCCTGCTCGTCACCAGCCCGGCGTCCGGCTTTGCGGTCCACGCCGGCGACTCGATCTCGATCCACAGCGACTCCGCCGGTGAGTCGGGCTACGAAATCCTTTTGGTGGGGGCCAAAGCATGACCGACACCTTTCCGATCGACCCGGCCGCCAAGCTCCAGGCCGACGTAGCCGCGTTCCTCGCCGACGCCCGCGCGAAAGCCGCGGACGGCAAAATCAACGTGACCGAGTTCGGCGGCCTCACCGTCGAGCTGCTCCGCCTCTGCGTGGAGGGGCTCGACGCGATCCCGAGCGACAAGAAAGCGAAACAGCAATGGGCCATCGGGATCATCGGCACGCTCTTTGACTCGGTCGCCGGGTATGCCGTGCCGGTGTACCTGCAGCCGTTTTGGTTCGTCGCCAAGCCCGCGATCCGCGTCCTCGTGCTCGCCGCGGCTTCCGGTGCTCTGGAGCAAGTGCTTCAGCTCACGAGAGCCGCCACCCCCACCACACCGGTGCCAGCATGATTTCAACAACGTCGCTCGTTTTTGCTGCGGTCGCGATCGCGGTCCTCTGGTGGGTCAACCGCCAGCCGGCTCCGGCCGCGCCTGCCTCAATCTCCTTGCCGCCGCTGCCGGGGGGCACGGCCTTCCTCCCGTCGTTCCCCGGCAGCGCCCCGGCCACGGGCGGCATGTCGCCGCTCCTCCTCGGGGCGATCCTCCTGCCCTGGGGGCTCATGGCATGGTCGCACGTCCACCAGACCAGCCCTGATCCGGGCCCGTCCCCGGCGGTCGAGGGAATCGATCTGCGGGGGAAGTTCGTCGGCGAGCATGCGGCAGAAGACGCCGCGACGGTCGCCGTCCTCACGCTCCAGACGGCCGAAGCGGTGCACGACGATGGCAAGATTGATTTCGACGGCGACGGTCGGATCGACGAGCCCCGCTTGCTCACCGGCCGGCAAATTTGGGAGCTGCGAAACCTGATGCGGGCCTACCAGACCGGTGGCGTGCTGCTCGGGGAGCGCCAGCCGATGGTCCGCGACGAGATCCGGCGCTACCTCGACGATCGCTGCGGGAAGTCATCCGGTGAAGTGACGCCGGAGCAAAAGTCCACGTGGGAAGACGCGTTCCGCGTCATCAACCGCGCTGCCGTGGAGGCGACACGATGAAGGGTGTCGCGTTTGCCGTCTTCCTTGTGGCGAACCTGGCTGCGTCAAGCGTTGCCGTCCAAGTTCCGCCGTGGGATCCGGGCTGTGGCCCAGAGGATCAGCGAGCGCGGGAGTACGTCCGCCAGCAAGACGAGCAGAGCCGATGGCTGGCCATGAGTCCGGAGGAGCGGATCGCCGAAGAGCTGCGACTGGCTCGCCTTGAGCGAAAGCGAGCCGCGCGGCAGGCGCAAGAACAACGCGAATACGATCGCGGGAATCGACCAGGAACGTGGCTCTATTGGTTTCGATATGGGGGCCAACGATGAAAGCTCTCGCCTGCTGTGCCGCCTACTTCATGGTGATCCTGATCGGCTGGCCGTTGTCATTTTTCGCCGCGGTGCTCGCTCACGTTTCTGACTGGCTCGACGACCTCGCATACAAACTCTTGGACGGATGGCTGCCATGACTGCGAGACAACGCACGGTTTGGACATGGTCCGCGATCTCTTTCGTGGTATTTGCCGCGATCCTGGGAACGTTGATCGAACGAGCTACTCACCGGCTCGCCGCGCGCGTCGAAGCCCGCCTCGGCTACGTCCCCAACCCCGAGGGCACGCGCGAGTTTCTCCGAGAGTTGAAGCACCCGCTTTTTGCCGACGCGGCTCCGGGCGTGATGGACAACGCGAAGGGCAAGGACGTTTTTCTCTACCGTTACGCCGACAAAGCTCACCGCCAGGTCTACGGCACGCCGTTTCACGTCTGGGATCAGGGAAACCATGGAAGCTGTGTCAGCTTTGGTTTCGCGATGGCCTCATTTGTGGGCCAAGCCGTGGATTGGTCACAGGGCGAGCGCGACGACCCGCCGCTCCTGGTCGCGACCGAACCGATCTACGCGGGTTCCAGAACGCTGGCCAGACTTCCCCCGCAGGCCCGGAATACGGGCGCTGATGGCTCGTATGGAGGCGCTGCGGCCCGGTGGATCTCGGGACGCTGCAAGGACCCGACCGTCGGCGGGATCCTCTACCGCCAGAAGTACGGCAACATCGATCTCACCGAATACTCGATCCCGCGATCCGAAAGCTGGGGCCGCGACGGTGTGCCTGCGGAGCTCGCCCGCGAGGGCATGAAGCACGCCGCACAGAACGTTGCCCTCTGCCGCGACTGGGCCTCCCTGTGCGCCGCGATGGAAAACGGCATGCCGGTGGCGATCTGTTCGCAGGTTGGATTCGGGCAGAAGTGGGGAGCGATCCGCGACGCCGACGGCTTCCGCCACCGCGTTCCAGGGAGCCAGTGGTCGCACTGCATGAGCGTCCTGGCGACCAGGCACAAGGCGAACGGCAGCCCGCGGGACGGTGCCCTCATCGCCAATTCGTGGTCGCCAGATTGGATCAGCGGACCGCGCTGGCCCGACGACATGCCCGATGGCTGTTTCTGGGCATCGCGGGAAGCGATTCAGGAAATCCTCGACGCGGAAGATTCGTTCTGCATTGCCGGCGTGAACGGATTCCAGGCCAGAGACTTGGACAACGGCGCGTGGCTTGAGCGCGCACCGATCCGCCCCGTATCCGCAACTCCGGCCACCGTCGCCAACTCCTTTTCCCTTGCCCCGTGAGGACTGCTGCCGTGCGAATCGACCGCCAGACGCTCATCGCCCTCTTCGTTGCCCTGTCCCTCGGGTGGTGGTTTGGCCACTCGCCAGCATCGCCGGTGGGCCCGCCCGCGGCCCCTGACCGGCCGGTGCTCAAGGCGTTCGGGCGCGTGGCTCGGCTCGCAGCTCGGGCCGGGCTGTGGTTTGCGTTGGCGGGCGAGAGCGCCGGCGACCGTCCGCAGTCGCCGGGCAGCCCGCAGGCGCCGCAGGGCGACGAGCGGCAGCTGGTGCGCGCGAAGGCCCCGGTCATCGGCGCCGACGGGCTCGAGGAGCTCGACCACGCGGAGGGCTGGTGATCATGGACCCGATGTTGCTTGAAATCGTCCTTTGGATCGCCGGCTTTGCCGCCATCGGCAGCGCCGTCGGCGTGCTGGTCGTCCTCGCCGGTTGGTGGCTGGTGGCGAGGCTGTCCGCTTGGTTCAAGGGCTGAAAACGGTACACCGCTTTGGTGCATCGAAATCTGGAGGTCTGGTAATGGCTTCGATCGAAAACCTCGTCTTCCGAGTGCAGTTGATGCCAGAGCCCCGCCCCGACTCGCTGCGCCAGGAATGGATCGGTCCGCCGCCGCACTGGGCTCTGCCGCTGGCGTTCCTGGGGCTGGCGTGCTTTGCCGTTTGCTGCGTCGCGCCCGAGGCCAACGGGCACGCGATATTCACGACTGGCATGCTGTTTGGCGGTCTCGCAACCGTGGCGTGGGAATGCGTGGCGATCGGGCTCAAGATGTGGAGGGAAAGCCGATGACCAATCTTTGGCGTGGAATCCTGGCGTGGCTCGCCGCAATGTCGGCCGACCCTGACGCGATCGAGCGGGAGCGGCCGAAGGCCTACGCCTCCTACAGGGTGGCTTACGCCACGTTTGCCCCGGCCGACGACCCCGAGCCGCAGCCGCAGCCGGCGCCCCCGAAGCCAACCCCTCGACCGACGCGTGAATCGGCCGTGGCCTGCCCGTGCGGCGGGGCCTGCTCCGCGGCCTGCACCTGCGGCTGCCACGGCGCCGCCGCCAAGGCCGCTGGGAAGTGTGCCAACGGCACCTGCCCGCTCCCGGTCGAGTCGAGGGGCAGCAGGTGACCGCGACCATCCGCGTCCTGGTCTACGAGCCCGGCGAGGAGGTCGAGACCGGCCCGGCATCGGACCCGATCCGCGCTCGGGTTATTCGGGCCATGGTGCTGATCGGCGGAGGGCTGCGCTACGAGCTCGGGTGGTGGCAAGATGGCTCGTGGTGCAGCGGGTGGTTTCCGGCGACGGAGGTCAGGGGAAGCGAGGACTAGCCGCCAGGTTTCGCGCCGGGCCGGGGGCCGGAGCGCTTCGGGCTCTCGCCGGCAGCTCGTCGCTCGACGTCGGCGCGGCGGATGTGCCAGACGCCATCGATATCGACCGCGGGCAGGAGCCCCGCGGCAATCAACTGTTTCACGCGGGCCCTGCCGACGCCCAGGATCCGGGCCGCGGTCGTCGGCCGGACGTAGTCGGTGGTGTTGATGCGGGGGGTCATGCGTCACCTTGCGGAATGCCAATCGATTGGAACGATTTCTGGCTGGTGGTTCGTAGCGATTTGAGAAAAACAAAATCATCTGGCGTTTGTGGAATGCAGTTTCCGCAACGCAAAGAGACGACCCGGGGACACAACACCAAGAACGTCACCTCGGAATCGTTTACGTCGTTCGCTCGGTCTGCCTCAACATCCTCGATGGTCGCGTAGCTGCCGTGTGTACCGCTGGTCGAAAAAAGCACCATGTTCAACGCGTTAGCTTGTCCGTCTGGAAATATCGACCGCAATACAGCCATGCCACGCGACGATCCATCAAGCTCGTGTACGGAATACCTACAGGCATCACCTCTCAATCCGGGAAACTGACTACTGCAAAGACGGAAAGCTCCGGCAAGTGGATCGTTAATCGTTTCGTTGTTCATCGTGTCGTTCCTTTTTCTCGAGGTGTGTCCCGCCCGGCGAAGTGCCGGGCGGGTGGGGAAGGGTCAGGCGTTCGACCATGTTGCTCTAACCCAGCGAGACGGGACATCGTCACCGTGCTCGGACCAGTCGCGGTCAAATTGCTCCAAAGCCTTGTCCTCTGAATCCGCAAGAACGAAGACAGATCCAGAGCCGTTCTCGGATTCCCAAGAGATTTCGTATCGCATCGTGATCGTAGCGTTCATCGTTCGTTTCCTTGGTGGTGTCGTTCGTCCCGTCGTGCCAGATACTCTATCCAATCGGATAGAGTCTGGCAAGCCCTGCAACAAAAAAACTCCACCCGCCGCGAAATTGCCCCCCTACTCGTTGCGTCACTTGTGCGACGGGGGTAATATCCCGGCATGGAGAAACAAGATCTATCTCAGTGGCTGACGACCGTCGCGGCAGCGGAGCTGATGGGGTGCCACCGGCGCCACGTGCTCGCACTGGTCGCTGCCGGGAAGCTCGAGGCCGTCCGCGTCGGGTGGTCGCACCTCGTGCGGAAATCGTCGGCTCGCGCGTGGGTGCGTGATGCTTCCGGGCGGGGCCGCCCGAAGGCCAAGGGGCGGAAGCCCAAATAGCCGTTTTCGGCTGGCCGTAGGCGTCTCAGATGTGATACGGTGCGGCCTTTCCGCTCCTGATCCCATGCCGCCGGGAGCGTGCCGGATCGATGCCGGTGGTCGGCGGCGAAGACCCCGGAGGCTCGACCGATGCGCATCCACGTTCTCTTGGCCCTGGCCCTTGCCTTTCTCCTGACCTCGACCGCGGAGGCCGGCCCGTTCCGCCGGCGCTCGAGCGCGACCGCGACCTGCACTGGCCCGAACTGCTCCGGGGGCGCTGCTGCCGGCGACACCTCGACGGCGCAGGGGGTGGCCGAACTGCAAGCCCGGCGCGGCCGCATGGGGCACCTCGGCGGCAACAGCAGCTACGAGGGGGTGGGCGTTGGCGGGAGAACTGCCGCGGCGCTCGCGTCGTGCTGCAACAACGGCCGCGCCGTCATCGACCAGGGCGTCGCCCGCGGGGCCGACGGCCGCTGGTACGCCTGCCGGCGCTACTCCCGCTGACGATCTCCGTCGGGGGCGCCCCCGACGGTTGGTTCGATGTTCTCCTCCACGAAAGGTCCCTCCATGATTCCTCGGATCTGCTCCATGTCGATTTTCGCGATCGCCGGTCTGCTGGCCATCTGCGGATCCATCCTCGCCGGCGCCCCCGCGTCGCCGAGCTCGTCGCCGAGCTGCCACGGGGCAGAGGCCGCTGCGGCCAGCTGCCACGGCGAAGCCCCGGAGGCCGTCGAGGCCCCCGAAGTCGGTTCCGGTTGCCACGGCCGGCACCGCTCGACCGTTGCCGAAAGGCGATCGTCTCGGGTGGCCGGAAGAAGTGCCGCTCGAGCTGGCCGGGCTGCGGACCGGTCGGAGCGTGCCGCAAGCCGGGCCGGTTGCCACGGGTCGAAGGCGGCAAAGCCGAAGGGCTGCCACGGGTCGCCGCCCCCGGCGGAAGCCCCGGCCGAGTGTGACTGCGGCGACGCCTGCGACTGCGGCTGATCGCCCTGGGATGGCCGGGGGGTGGCGATCGCTACCGTCGCCCCCCGGCCGGGCCCGGCTCAGGAGACCCGCGCCGCCCGGCGGGATCGAGGGGCCCGGGCCGTCAGGGAAGGGCGGAGGAGGCGATCGACGGAGACGCCGAGGGCGTTGGCAACTCTTGCGACCCAGCAGACCGTCGGCTTGTTCTTGCAGGTCATCACGTGGCTGACCGCCGCTGACGAAACGCCGCAGGCCTTGGAGAGGTCCTCCTGCGACATCCCCCGGCGCTGCATGATGGCGGCAAGGTTCGCCGCAAGCCGCCGGCAGACTTCGCTGTCGGAGTCTCTTTTCGTGAGCGTCGCCACGGTCAGGCCTGCCGCCGGCCGGCGCAGATCGTCGGGGCAAGCAGCCGGTCGATCTTGATCCGGAGCGCCTCAGCGATCCGGGCGACGGTGCCGATCGACGTCGCGTGGGTTCCGGCCGCGACTCGGGCGACGCATGCGACCGAATCCCCGGTCTGCTTCGCAAGATCCCGGCGGGAGATATCCCGCTCCTCGAGGATCGCCGTCAGGTTCCAGGCAATCCGCCGGACAACCTCGTTGTCG